AACCCATAACCATATTTGATATATTTGTTTCAGCAGAATTAAAATATGACCAAGAACTGGTTTCAAAATTAAAAACGTGAAAAGCTACATCACTAGCCTCTGAATCGTGTGTTATATAAACTTCTTTCTGTTTAGACGAATATCCTACCACGGGTCTATCTTTTGTTAATCCTTGCCAAGCAGACCTGATTGGATATGAAAGTTCCTGTACTCCTGATGGTGTCATTAATGATATTTGATTATCATCTGCAACTATTAAACCATATGGTGTGGCTGCAAAAGCATTTCCTGAACTAATTCCATACCCTTTGAATTCATTTTCTAAATACCAATTTGCAGCAGTTCCAGCTTGAACATTATATACATATGTGTGTCTATCTTTTAAAACAAAAAGCCTGTCTAAATAACCAACAAGAGCTACGATCTCGTCTCCATCTAATCTTCCAAAATCTTTATATGCACTAAAATTAATTACGTCAGGTTGAAAAATAGGAGAAAAGTAAACTCTTGAACGCTCTCTGACTGTTTGGTCGTTTTCGTCACCTGTAAGAACATTTCCATAAAATGTAATATCATTGATAACTGCTGATGCTTTCCATCTAATTGCTGGTATCTTTTGACCAGCATATCTTCCTGTACGACTTTGATAGGTTTCACCTTTAAAAGCATCATTGGGAATATACCAAGTTGCTATTTTTTCATCTGAAACAGGAGAGCCTGTCATATATCTATCTCCTGGAGTTGCATCCATATTTGCAGCGTGGTTTATCATATTTTCTGACATTATTAATGCTGACGTACTAGTAACTGTACCTATAATTCCAACCAATGTTCTGTAATCTCTTAAGTCTCGTACATTGTTTTCATAGTGTAAAAAAACCATATCACCAGCAACAAAGTGATCAAAAGCACTTGAACTTTGAACATTTCTTTCATCTCCCGCATCAGACAGGTTAATACTTGTAGCTCTACTTCCAATACCAGCCCAATTGGGACAAGGTAGCCAATATCCCATATTTCTTGCTCTTTGAACAACTAGACCTCCACTAACTGTTGGAGTGCCACCCGATCTAAAATCACCATATGCCATTATGTGGTTGTTCCTATATTTGTTGGTACAGGTGCTGATGCTGAACCTGAAGTGGTTGTATCTCCAACACGAATTGCTTTGTAATCATTTGACCATCCAATCCCCATATCACAATGTGCTACCAAGTAATAATCAACTTCCCCTTTGGGTTTCCAATATACATTTATTCCTGTAATTCTTTGATTGTCTTCATCTTTGATATACATATCTCTTACATTTAGCACAATTTGAATACCAGGCATTCTTGTACCATCTCCTGAATCTTCCATACTTTGAATACCAATTTCACCTGTTTGTGATTTTGCTAGAGCTGACTCTTGAACATAATCGTAAATATAAGTAACTGTATAAAGGTCTTCATTGTTAAACGTACCAGCGGGTTGGTCAGGTCCAAATATATTTGCAGCGTGGTCAGGGTGATGAATATATAAACCAACATTAGCCGTGTCTTTTACCTGGTCATCTTTATCCCAAGTCATATTCATTTGAGTAAGTACAGGTGGTCTTATACGAGTGTTATAAACGTGCCAAGCATTACTTTGTTTTGTATAAACAGGACTTCCTGTAAGTGGAACTGCTGGGTTTTCAGGCTCAGTATAATCAATCCCTTGTCCAAACCGATCTCTTTTGATAAACCCATACCATTTTGATTCGTGGTCATCTTGTTCAAATTGACCATCACTAATCCTTAATACTTGATTGTGTTCAAAGATATTAATGTGTTGTGTTTTAGCATTATTTATGTTTTCCCATTGCCCACTTGCATCTACATCCCAGGCTAAAACCCAATTTGTACCATTGTCTTGTGTTCTTATAAAACTTACATCTGAACGATCTGAATTAATTCTGTAGGCATAATAAAATGGTGTACTCGCACTTGTTCCATCTTTGTCAAACTCTGCCCTGTAATAAGCTAACCCCATTGAATGTTCAGGAAGAGAACCGCCTGATACTAATGTTTGAGTTGTATTACCTTTTGTTGTTGTAGCACCTCTTTTTTCAGCCCTACCAACTTTGTCGTTTACAACATTTGTAAAGCTTTGATAAGCATCATTGTTTATATCAAACTCAGATAAATGAGTTACAAGCCCTCCAGCAAAGCTTCTTATGTTTAATTTTTTCTTTGGTCCTGGCATTAGAAATCATTGTACTCCGTTTTAAAGTAAGACTCACCACCTTTTTTATGACCAAACATAACTGCGGTTTCTTTATACCTTAAAAATTGTACATCAAAATATTGAGCTTGTTGTAAGTCTCCTTTTAACTCCATTACCCTAGCTGCTGCATAGTACACTAAAGCCAAATGATATTGCTTGTCTATTTCAGGCTCCGTTGTGTCTTGTGTCATCTCAAGAGGTGTTGGTGTATAATAAACCTTTAACTCTTTACCTGTTGCTGGGGTTGGATAAATACCAAGCTTTGCATCTCTTGTTATATAATAAAAAGAACCCGAATACGATTTTAATACTGAATTTTTACTCATTACGCTTTCACCAAAAATAGTTGACTATCAGATGTAAAAAAATTATTGGATGCTGAATATGTAGTTGTGTCCACATCTGATATTTCGTGCATACCAACTCTCTCTATTTTATAATCCCCAAGATCAACTCGTTTTACTTTCATAAATCTGATAGAGGTAGCATCACCTAACCCCTCAGCTTTCCAAATCTCTCCATTTAAATCATAACGCTGATAAGAACTATTTGTATCTCCTGATAGGGTTACAAAAGATTCTAATAGATCCCCCTCATCAACAATTATCATTTGAGCCTCGTTGATAAAATCATTTACAATTCCATCTGTAACTTTTTCTGCTGATGGCTCGTTTGTCAATTGTCTTACCTTGGACCTAATTTCTTTTAAATTCATATCAATTCATCCTTGGTGTTTGTACTCCGTGAGGCTCCTCGACCTGTTTTACTTGTGTGTCAAGAGCATATACATTTCTCACCTCATTAAGTTTGTTGTTTAAATCTTGTTCAGCAACTTGCTTGATTCCTTGCATATTTAATTTTGTTGCTGCTTTGCTTATAGCTGATAATACAACTAGGTCTTGATACTCTTCAGGTATATCAACTGTACTTGTATCATTACCCATAGTAGTTGGCTTTCTTATAAAAAATAATGTGGCTGAATTACCTGATAAAGCGGTTGCTGAACTACCTACAAAAAGATATAAATTCTCACCAAACCAATTAACAAAATAAGAGTTATCATAAGCAGTATTTGATAATAAAGTATGTATTCTAAAGTCTTCTATAAAAGGAACATTTGTTCCGTTTGCTAGAATAAGTTTTACAAACTTCATTACCTTTGTAGCAGCGTAGTTTCCAGTTAAACTAACTGTTGTAATTGAATTATTAGTTGCAGTTAAAGATATTGATTCTGATGTTCCGTACCATAGATTAGCAATAGAAGATAATCTTCTAGCAACATCTTGCTGAGATAAATTTAACCAATAGTTCAACTCTTGTTCGCTAAACTTATTAGGTGCAATATCATCAAGTCTTGCAGCTAGATCACTTCTAATTGTTCTTAATGTTGTTTCATTTAATGCCATTATAGTTTATGTATCCCAGCATATCTTTGGGATAACGCTCCTAATCTTTGATAAAAATCGTTCATAATTAATTGAGCAACTTGATATTCCTCAATTTGTTTTTTGCCTTGTGCAACTGCATAATCAACCATTAATGGTTGCAACCATTCAGGTAGGTCACACTCTGTTCCTGTTGTGGTTTGTGGTAACTTGATATAAGAAACCTCAGCGGAATTACTTTCATTTACACAAGCTTGTGACAAAAGAATAGACCCATCTTTTATGGCATAATATTTACCACTTGCTGATGGAAATGATGATGTATCGCTTAAGACCTTATCCATCACTTGTGGAGTTATTTTTTGTGCATAAGTTAGAGACCCACTTGCCTCTTTAAATCTTACTGATAGAATCCTAAAAGCATCACTAGGAATGCTTACTACACTTGTAGAGCCTGTTGATCCAGGATTACTTTGTGATAGTTCTACCAAATTATATAAAGCATCATCAGGCATTAGACTTACTATTTCGTTTTGTGCATCAATAATAAATTGATTTATCATAGCATCTGATAACGGAGATGTATCACTTGCAGATAAATTCATCTTTACTCTAACTTGATCTTCTAATGTTGCTAATGTTGCCATTTCTTCTTTCTTTATTTTGTTTTAGTAGGGGCAAATAAACGCCCCATACCAAAACTCGTTATTGATTACTTTACTACGGAGTAAAATCAGTAGAAGCAGTATAATATCCGATAGTAGAATAATCTTCTGAATTAAACAGAGATTTTCCTGTACCATATATTAATCCACCACTTATACCGAGTTGGTTTCCGTAATCAAAGGTTTTCTCGACCCACATTGGCTCTCCGACTCTTGCGAATAATCCAGCTTGAGCTCCTAAAAATAAATTAGGATGCCCGTGTACTGCTGCACCACCGCCATCGTCAAATGTCTCAATGTTTTCGTGTTCGTGAATAATCACGCCATCATACACACCGATTGCTCCTGTGAATAATGGGTTAGAATCTCCTCTTACTTGAGCCTCACGTTGTATTTGAACGTAAGAACTTAGTTTGCGAAGATCATAAGCAACTTCAGGGTGAACGATTAAAACGTAATATTCGTTTCCATCGATTCTAACAGGTCGCATTCTCATTTCTGACGATCCAGCGGGAATTTTTGCTAGTTTCTTCAATGCAGAAATATCGTCTAGAGAAATAACGTCAGCAGCAGCTAAATTAGATTTAAATGTGCTTTGGTTAGTTCTAGCTGATATAGCGTCACCGCCATTATCTGCTCTTAAATTCCTAGTTGGAGATGATGAGAGGCTTGTGAAAATAGCACTATCGATTGTTTCAGCTAACCAAGTTTTTAATAAACTCATAGCTTCTAAACGGAAATCAAAAAGAGCTTTGCTCTCTTGGAATTTACCATTTGATCTAATAGCGTTTCTAACCATAGATGTTGATACTGTTTGAGAATGAGAGTTCAAAGTCTCTTCATTACCCTCAAGAGTATTATCTCCTGAAATACCAGCACCATTTAGGTTTGTAACAAGACCGAAAGTGATGTCTTTTCCTGGAACTCCGTCTAATTCGTGTTTAACTTGAATTAAAGAGTCAGGTCCATCACCCATCATTTTGTCAAAATATATTTCCTTACCAGCTTCGTAGAAAAGCTCCTGTGCCCAACGAGAAACCTGTAATCCTGTTGCCCAACTTGTCTTTGCCATAATTTACACTTCCTTATCCGTGATAATCAGTTCTCACAACGTGGAACTTAGCCCAAACAAGAATCTTAGCAGCATCAGCAGCGTTTATGAACTTACAGTCGATTGTGTCAGCAGATGAAAAATATTTTCCAGCGGTATATGCGGGAGTACCTGTGCTAAGACTATTATAACTTGCACCAGCACTATTTCCGTTTACACCATCTAAAAAACCATCTACGTCTGAATCACCAACATCAATTGTAAGGGTGCCACCCTCAGCAGTTAAGACCACAAGACCAACTTGACTTACTATTGCTCCAGCGGGAACGCTTAAAGCTTCCCACACGTCATCAGCAGCCTGATTAGCTTGTGCAGTATCAAGAACGGAAGCCATAAACCCGTCAGGGACTTGGCTTGATTCTGCAACAGTTAAATTGTCGCTATATGATAATGTTGCCATTTTTGATTACTTTCTGAAAAACTAATATCCTTGAGGTGCATCCATCAAAGCTTTACGTCTTTGGTCCTGAGATAATTTTGACCACTCACGGTCAGACATCCGATCAAAATCTTGGGATGTATCTATATTCGAACCTGAAACAGACGAAAGAGTTTTGGGAGTATCAGCAGCTTTTTTAAGTTTCTCCTGATGCTCTTGCACCGCTTGTTTCTTAGTTTTTTCTTGGTTTTGTTGATTGCTAAAAATCTGATAAGCGTCATCAATTATTGATATACCTCGCTTATCAGCAAACTCAGCGACTTGCATAAGCTGGTCTTGTGATAGGTCAGGGTTCTTTTTTCGGAAATCTTCAATCATTTGACGTTGAGCATTCTCAGCGTTTTTTTGTGATTGTTCAACTTTTGCAAGTTTCATTTTTTCCTCGAACTTCTTTTCAGCTAAATGGCTTAAGTAAGGTTCGTGTGTTGATGAATCATACGGATCAAATACAGGTGCCTCTTTTACAGGCTCCTCAACTTTGTTCATATTTGTATTTATCTGTTCAACACTCTTTCTTAGTTCACCTAGCTCACCTGATTGTCTACCTAGTACCTTTTCGAGATTTTCATATGATTGTTTCAAATCTTCGACCGAACTAAATTCCTTAGCTCCGACTTTAATAGAACCTTCATTACTCATCTCAGTATCGCTGGTGGTCGTTTTTTGTTCATTTGATTCAGGGGTTTCAGCAGTCTCAGACATCTCTTGAGGATTGCCTTTATCCTCTTGAGGTTCTGATGTATAGGCATCTCCTGTTACTTCCTTATCCTCGTCTATGTATTTCAATTCACGACTCATCTTTTTCTCCTTATCCTTATCCTGTAATACAGGGGGTTATTAAAAAAATCTTTATTTTTTCTTGTGCTTCATTTGCACTTTAAATTTTGCATTCAAGGAAGAGCCTTTATGTGGTTTGTAACCACCAGGTGGATTCTTCATTAACTTTTTAGAATTTCCCGAAATCATCCAATGAAATCCTTTTGGTGCTTTTACATTTTTTTCCATTATGACGTACTTACCTTTCTTGCTATGTTAGGAGA